GTAAAAAAGGTCGCCGCTCATTTCGCAAAGGGTTCGGACGCGCTTCAACGTCTATCGTCCGATCCCCGGCGGGTTTTCCCGATCGAATCCGCGTTAAGCTCCGGTACAGCCAGATTTGCTCCTTCTCTGCAAGCACCGGTCTTGCGACGAACGTCTTCCGTGGCAATTCCCTCTTTGACCCCGATCAAACAGGAACCGGAGGACAACCTCTCTACTTCGACCAGTACGCTGCTCTCTACAATGCCTACAAAGTTTTCGGCTCCTCAATCAAGATTGCCGCCAGTTCCGGAGAAGGCTCCTCTGTCGGCTACGCAAAGTGGATCATTGTCCCTTCTCTGACAGCAACTGCCTACAGTTCGACTGAGCTGGCCCTCGAGAGTCCCTATTCGCGTTCTCGCAACTGCAATACGCTGGCTTCTCTGAAGCACTACATGGGTTCCGCCAAGATCTGGGGCGATCCTAAGAAGCGCATCCTGAATGACGTCCAGTACGAGGCTACACCGCTTGCAAATCCTGCCAATTCATGGTACTGGCATGTTATCATGGTGCCTACTGACGAGCAGACTGCTGTTACACAACTGGTTCGAGTGCAAGTGACGTACTACTGCGAGTTCACCTCAAGACTGCGTGCTACCCTTTCATAATTTAAATTCCACCGTTGCCAGGATCCGTGTTTTGATCCTATCCTCTGAAAAACATTCTGGCACTTTATTGCATACGACCACGCACACACGTTGCTGCTTAGGAGGCCAGTAGACGGTCTTGTACCTCGCTGGCCCCACCGACACTTCTCTATCTTCATACTCCGTAATTTTGATGAGCATGGTGCTAGAGATCTTTCGCCCTTCCCCTTCCCAGTCGTCGAAAACGATGACTTGCTCTCCCTTGTAATCTTCAAAGGGGTAACGAATATCGGGTTGCGCCAGGTAATAATTCTTCAGCTTTTTGCGCCAGGTGCTCTTGCCTGTGTTGGGTGGGCCGTGTACCAGAATGATAGCTTTTCTATCCTGCCCCGCAGGGGCCTTAATCTCTGCGCCTCCTGGTAAGATAATGGGGAATGAACCGGCCATGTGGAGACGTTTGGCATCCGCCTGCCACTCTTGGAAATCCTTCTTCGTCTTCACATAGTTGCGTGGATCGCACGGGAACTCGGTTTTCATCATAGCCCACGTTCCGCTTTTCTGGACGTACCAGACAAGCTTTTTCCACGCATCCCGGCTCTTCCCCACTTTCCAATTAGGGTGGTACCACGTATCTCCATCGGAGACGTCAAAGCGATCGTCGCAGACACATTGGACTTTCGAGCTGAAAAGAAGGGCGACGTGAGAGTGATCGGAGTCGTCCCTGTGTTTCTCGTCACAAGCCGCCCAGTTTGCGATCGTCCATCCTTTTTCTTCACAAATTTCTTCGATATGAGGAATGATGAAGCCATGGCCCAGGGGACACTTGGGGTATGTCAGGAGTAGACTCCTAGAAGCGAAGCGCTGAAAATCCTCCATTGCGCAGGGTATACCTAATTAAACTACCAAAAGTCTTATTAATATTATACTTTTGGTGTTATTGGTGTTCTACCCAATCCCCATACACCCCAGTGTAGGCCGCCGCAGGCGGGTCGATAGCGGTTAATACGTCGGTTATTCACTGATCAGTTTAGTATATGGTCACCTAGGTCAATGTGAATTAAACTTAACTCAAGACGTGTAGCCCAGTCGGTAGGGTAAAGGCCATGAGGTAGTCAAACTCCTTGTAAGTGCACAGAGCCCCGGCAACCTGCAGGTCGACAGTTCGAATCTCGGTGAGGGCGGGTGTGGATTCTTTTTTTTTTTATTGTTTTTTTATTTATTTTTTTCTTTTTTGTTGTTATTAAGCAAATCCGATGGAAAAAAAATGCCCAAGCGAAAATATGGATTGCGCTCAGGACGATTCACTAAACGCAGGCGTGTGGCTTCAGGTGCGTCCCGGCGTACGCGTAAAAAAGGTCGCCGCTCATTTCGCAAAGGGTTCGGACGCGCTTCAACGTCTATCGTCCGATCCCCGGCGGGTTTTCCCGATCGAATCCGCGTTAAGCTCCGGTACAGCCAGATTTGCTC